GTGAGGAAGTCAATAAAAATAAAAGAATTTATGATTCTAGTGAAATGGACAAAGAAGTTAGACGTTACATAAGTGAGATGGTGAAAACAAACAGGTCCATGGGTGAATTAAATCATCCCACTGCAGCAGAAGTAAATCTTGAAAGAGCATGCCATCTTGTTACTGAGCTCAATAGATCTGGAAATGTATATTATGGCAAATCAAAAGTTTTGACAACCCCCATGGGCATGATTGTTAGAAGTCTTATTAATGATGGCGTGAAAGTAGGCATGAGTTCCAGAGCTTTAGGCAAACTTGAAGAGTGTGGCAATGGTGTCAACAAAGTAAAAGATTTTAGATTGGTTGCAGTTGACTGTGTGGCTGATCCAAGCTTCTCTAAAGCATTTGTTAATGGTATTTTAGAATCCAAACAATTTGTTGTTAACAAAGATGGTCATTATGAAGAAATATATGATAGTTTTTCTGATGGATTGAGAAATTTGCCTAAGCATGACGTGCAAAATTATCTTAAGGAACAAGTGGTAGAGTTCATTAAAAAAATTAGTAAAGCACTTTAATATGGAACCTATACAAGAGATGGTACCTGCAGTTGTTGTTGCGGTAAAGCCTATGACATTAGCTTCTAAATTACAGTCTGCGGTTATGGCAAAGTCTAGACCAGTAGCCATACCATCTCAAATTTCGGACGAAGAGTGTTATGAGGACGAAGAAGCAAATACAGTGCAATGTAAAAAATGTGATGAAAATATGGGAAAAAAGAAAATGTCGAATAATAAATATATAGGTATGCAAGAGAAGGCTTTAATTGTAAGATTTTTAAAAAGCATAAATGAAAAAAATTATGCTCAAGCCCATAAATATTTAAAGGCTGTTATGGAAACCAAATTAGCATCTCGCATAGCTAAGAACAAGGGCGTAAAGCTCTTTTAATTTTATGAGTAAAGATATTAAAACTATTCTTAAAGAAGCAACTAAAGATCTCCTTTCTGAGGAGATTCTTAAAGAAATTGAAGACGCTTTCAATTCGTCTGTTCAAGATAAAGTACAGTTACACGTAACAAAAGCTTTAACAGAGCAAGACGAAGATTATAGTAAAAAATTAGAACATCTTCTTGAAGCCATTGACGCCGATCATTCTAAGAAATTAGAGAAAGTTGTCGAAGCTATTGACGCTAATCATACAGAAAAGCTCAAAGCATTGGTTCAGAAGTATGCTGGTGCATTAAAGAGTGACGCCAAGTCCTTTAAGGATGAGACCATCAATAACATCAGCACATATCTGGAAGCTTATCTTGACGAGACCATCCCTGCTGAAGAAGTTAAAGATGCTGTCAAGAACAAGCGTGCACTCGAAGTTTTAGACCAACTTCGTTCTATACTGGGTGTTGATGCTGCCCTAGCAAAAGAAAGCATTCGTGAAGCCGTGGTTGACGGTAAGCGTCAAATTGAAGAAGCTTCTAAGAAGCTTGAAGCCGCTAATAAAGAGCTTGAAACACTGAGAGCTCAGCTAGCGAATCGTGATGCAGAACTTACTCTCGAAAAGAAGACAGTAGGTCTGAATCCTCGTAAGAAAGAGTATGTCAATAAAGTAATGAAAGGTAAAAGTTCCCAGTTCATTACAGAAAATATTGATTATGCCCTTAGCTTATTTGATAAGACAGAAAAAGAGCGGCTTCAAACAATTAAAGAAGAGGCGGTCACAGAGACAACTTCTACACAAGTTGATCGCCCAGTAGTTGAGGAGAGCGTTGAATCTCCTGCAGAAAATACCTTCATGAATCCATACATGAGGGAACTTTCTAAATACTAATTTTGGTAGAGGTTAAAACCTGATCATATTGCAGAATATTTCTGCAGGTCGTATAAGGAGAAAATATAATGAAATCTATTAGACCTACACAGGCCTATATCGATGAGAGTCGCGCGCAAGCCCTTCTAGAGAAGTGGAAGCCAGTACTCGATTATACTTCCGATAACGTTAGAGCTATCGAGGACGATCACACTCGTTTGAACACAGCTATGCTCTTGGAAAACCAAGAAGCCTGGTGCGTGAACGAGGCAAATCAAGCCGGTGGCACCTCCAGCGTCTTTGGTTCGGTTAATGCCGGCCAATACGGTGGCGTTGGTGGTAACGTTCCCGGTGGTGGATCAGACTGGTATGCTTCTGGTGATGCCCGTTTGCCCAAGATCCTCATCCCAATGATTCGTCGTACTTTCCCCGAGTTAATCACCAATGAAATTGTAGGCGTACAGCCAATGGGTGGTCCAGTAGGACTAGCTTTTGCTCTACGTTACAAGTATCTCCCCCAAAGCCTAGGCGAAAACGGCTTGGACGGCTCCCTGAATAGTCCGGGCGCTGGCTCCAATCTGGGTAACCCTCAGTTTGCTTCCAACGGTAAGGAGCTTGGTTATCAGTACCTCGACACCCGCTATACTGGCACATCGAGCAATAAGCTATCCGGAACTAATGATTCCTATGGTGGCTTGTTCTCGTTTGTTGATCAGGATAGGGGCGTTGCTCAACTTCTCAGCCAATTCGAGCTGACGGGTAAAATCCCTCAGATCGAAGTTAGCTTCGAGAAGACAGCCGTCGAAGCTGGTACCCGTAGACTCGCTGCCCGCTGGTCGGTAGAACTCGAACAGGATCTTAAGAACATGAACGGTATCGATATCGACACTGAACTCACAAACGCTATGTCGTATGAGTTACAAGCCGAAATCGACCGTGAAATGATTGTTCGCATGATCCAAGTTTCACTCAATGCCGGTTTCGGCACTGGGTATTCCATCTGGTCGCCCGCTTCTGCGGACGGTCGCTGGTTGGTAGAGCGCAATCGCGACTTCTATCAGAGACTAATCATCGAGGCCAACCGTATTGCGGTTCGTAACCGTCGTGGTGCTGCCAACTTTGTAGTTGCCACACCTCGCGTTTGCGCGATCCTCGAGATGCTTCCTGAGTTTCAATGGGTACCAGTCCAAGGCAACGTCAATACGCAACCCGTAGGCGTCGCTAAGGTAGGTAACCTTGGTGGTAGGTTCAACGTTTACCGTGATACACGCACAGAAGCCCAATTTGAGGGTGGATTGCGTACACAGCGCGTTGAATACGCTCTGTTAGGCTATAAGGGACCGGAGTTTTATGACACCGGTATCATCTATTGCCCATACATTCCAGTAATGGTACAGCGTACAATTGGTCCGAATGACTTCAGCCCTCGTGTTGGCTTGCTGACACGCTATGGTGTTGTTGACAACATCTTCGGTGCAAACTTGTACTATCATACCATTCTGTTGAGCGGACTCGGCACAGGATTTACACCAGGTCAAACCTCGGTGTACTTCTAAACGAATCTCGATAGAGGTAACAAAAAATTTCCAGTATGTCCTGGTTTAAAGAGGCCCGAAAGGGCCTCTTTTTTTGTTCAAATATAAGTGGTTAAACACAAACACAAATTAAGTATTATTTGTATAACAAGCATAAATAATTGGTATGGCCACACAGTCAAAGGACTATTTAAAATCTAGATTTGAGACAGGTGACGTACCTTCTAGTGCAGATTTTACTGATTTAATTGATAGTTCATTTAGTCCAAATTTTCAATCTTTATTGACAACAGTTAATACTTACAGTGGCGCATGGAATGCAGGTGGAGTGGGTAGTGTTGGGCCAACAGGTCCAACGGGTCCTGCTGGTGCAACTGGATCTACGGGCATAGGCGCCACAGGTGCCACAGGCACACAAGGACCCACAGGTCCTGTAGGATTAGTCGGTGCCACTGGACCACAAGGTGATCAAGGAGTTACTGGTGCAACAGGCCCAGCAGGAGGTCCTACTGGTGTTACAGGCGACACAGGTGCTACTGGGCCAACAGGTCCTGCAGGTTCCACAGGTCCCATAGGTGTCACAGGTCCCATAGGTGTTACAGGTGCCACTGGTCCAACAGGTCCTGCAGGTTCCACAGGTCCCATAGGTGTCACAGGTACCACAGGCGACACAGGTGCCACAGGGTTAACTGGATCTACAGGTCCCATAGGTGTTACAGGCGCGCAAGGCATTCAAGGAGTTACTGGTGAAATTGGATCGACAGGTGCCACAGGCGACACAGGTGCTACCGGGCCTGCAGGTGCCACTGGATCACAAGGAGTTACAGGCGCGCAAGGCATACAAGGAGTTACTGGAGACATAGGCCTCACTGGTGATACTGGACCAACTGGTGTCACAGGCCCCATAGGTGCCACAGGCGACACAGGTGCCACAGGCGACACAGGTGCTACTGGGCCTCAAGGACCTCAAGGATCTACTGGCCCAGAAGGTGCTACTGGTCAAACAGGTGCCACCGGGGATACAGGCTCTACTGGACCAGCAGGGGCCACTGGGCCACAAGGTGTTCCAGGTGACACAGGCCCTACAGGTGATACTGGAGCTACTGGACCAGAAGGAGCTACTGGACCAGCAGGAGCCACAGGACCGACAGGGGCAACAGGCCTAACTGGCGGACCTAATTATGCTGTGTCTAACAGCGGTTCTAGTAGCTACTTAATCAACGGTAGTGCCAATCCCACTATCAATTTACTGCGTGGGTTTACTTATTATTTCACTGTTGCTGCTGGTGGGCACCCATTTTGGATTAAAACTAGCCAAACTACTGGTACAGGTAGTGCGTATAATAGTGGTGTTACTAACAACGGAACCGGTTCAGGCACTATAATTTTCACAGTACCTTTTGATGCGCCTAGTACATTATACTATATTTGCCAGTTTCATGGCAGTATGTCGGGCATTTTATCAATTACAGACTCAGGACCCACTGGTCCTACAGGATTAACTGGAGCCACAGGTCCCACAGGTGCCACAGGCGATCCTGGTGTCACAGGTGTCACTGGCGATCCTGGCGTCACAGGTGCCACAGGCCCCACAGGTGCCACAGGTCCCACTGGGGCTACTGGTCCCACTGGTGCCACAGGCGATCCTGGTGTCACAGGTGTCACAGGCGATCCTGGTGTCACAGGCGATCCTGGTGTCACAGGTCCCACAGGCCCCACAGGCGATCCTGGTGTCACTGGTCCCACAGGTGCCACAGGTGCCACAGGTCCCACTGGTGCAAGCGGTACAAATTTTGACTATGAAACCGTGACTACAGATTTAACAGCCACATCTAACAGTGGTTATATTATAGATACAACTAGTAGTGCTATAACAATAACTTTGCCTGCCACGCCAACCGCGGGCGCATTTATTAATTTCACTTTCACAAGAGGTGGTGGCAATAATTTGACCATCGCACGCAATGGATCCAATATCAATAGTTTGGCAGAAAACCTTACATGTGATGTATCTGGTACGTTTTCTTTAATTTATACTGATGCAACAGTGGGGTGGAAATTTGTACCGTTCTCTGGACTGACTACCCCCACCATTAAAATATTTCAAGCACAATGGAGTAACAGTGACAATAGCTATAATAATATTTTGAGTGGTCAAAGAATACCGTTCAACACACAAGTAATTAATACTGATACTTCCACATTTGGTGGCCTTAGAAATGCAGGCAATTTAGATTCTGGCACAATCTTGCTGTCAGCTACTGGTTATTACAACATTAATACAAATGTGCATCTGTATGACATGACTGGGTTAAAGAGCCTGTATGTGGTGTTATTCAAAAATGAAGGTGCTGCCAATATACCAGTAAAAGCTATTTCTGATTGGGTTGGCGGTGCAGATAGCAATACTGACAGAACAGACATGATAATACCTGGTCAAACAGTTATTAATGTTACTGTGCCTAATACACAAATATTTTTGGCACTCTCACACTCAAATAACTTTGGACCTTCAGAAAATAGTGGACCTTACCCTGCAGATGATACTTACATCAATACTGAAGGCAGTATTTCACCTTCAGAGATTACTATAACTAAACTAGGATAAATATAATATGCCCAATTTATCAGATTTATACCCATTGCAAGCAGGTCCTGCCGGCGCCACAGGACCTACCGGGTCTACAGGTCCCACAGGCGCCACAGGCGA